TCTCAGCAGTATTAAGAACTGTTATATCTGTAAAGATGTTTGTTTTATATACAGGAAACCACTCTATTCTTAATTGTCTTAAAATATCATTAGTAGTTTGTGCAAGGAAATTAACAACTTCAGTTGAGTTGTTTGCTAAACCAAAATCAAAAGCATCAGGTTGATACTTTGTTACATCACTTGCAGTTATTACATCAGCACCCGTATAATTAGCCATTTTATCTACCTATTAAATAAATGATTATTAGTGCTAAAGGTATTGAGTACATTGGGTTATTCTTAGATTTAATCCAAACCCATTTAGCTATTTTTCTACTCTTTAACCAAATTAATTGATTCATTTTTCTTCCTTTTTTTTCGTTTAGGTTTTAAAGGTACAACTTTTTCATCTTGTACTTTAACCTCTTTTATCTCTTTTACAGTATCTTGAACTTGTTTGAAACCTCTAAAATCATACATAGATTTATTGGTTTCGTAATCTATTTCAGTTCTTTTGATTGTTTTATTACCTCTAGTAAGGGTAATTATTTTTTCATTTGATAATACTAATTTAACCATTTTTTCTCCTATTTTAAATGTAAGGGGGATTTCTCCCCCCCACAAATTATCCTACTATTGGATAGATGAGTCTACGTTTATTTCAACACCATATGTATCGTGAATTTCTCCACAACCATATACACTTGTTGCAACAATTTCGTCTGCTCTTAAACTCGCATCTCTTTGAGTTTCGATTTTAATGTCTTGCATCATTGCTAAAGCTAAAGCATCTCTATGGAATACAGCCGCTTTATAGTCGCCTGTTGTTCCAGGTTGATTGCCTGAGTTGTCAGCTATATTTGAAGTTTCAAATACATTAACACCAGCTAAAGTTCCAACATAACCTGATCTTAATGCTTCATTTGCTAAATCATTTGCATTTGCGTTTGCAAAAGTATTAGTTAAATTTGCTTTAAGGTCATAAGCGTTTAATGGGTGTACCACTGCCGCTATGTCAGTTGATGGAACTGCATTTTTTCTTAAAATTGCAACAGCATTAAAAATATTAGCCGCACTTAAAGCAGTTGTTCCATCACCAATTTCTTGTGAGAAACCATCAAACTTACCTGTTAAGTCTTGGTCTATTTTTTTTGCGATTGCTTCACCAAACAACTTACCAATATCACCAGCAACATTTCTTGGTGCTGAGTTTCTTGCTAAGTCTGTAAGTGTTGTCATTATACCAACTTCAGAAGCAGTTATGCTTACAGATGTTGGGTTGATTGCAGTATTACTCAAATCAGTTGCTTCAGCAACAGCCGCCGCAGATACAGCACCATATACAGGTACTTCTACAACTTTTCCACCACCTGAAATCGCATAATTTCTTACAAGATTTTTCATAATGGATTGTTCTGATGCAACGAATTGTGCTTCTGCTACTATCTCAGTGTATAGTTCCGATAGTGTAGAACTTGTGCTTTCGTTTGCCATTTTTTGTTTCCTTTATTATTTATTGTTTAAGTTAATCTTAATAGCACCTGAATCTCTTTGCTTACGATATTCCGCATAAGCTTTTTTATCTTCGGGTTTATTAAGGTCTAGATCCTGTAAGTTAAAAGGTTTAACAGTATTACCACCGATACTTGCTTTACTTCCTGAACCTTGATTTGTACTTAAACGGAAGTGTGGGTTCGTATCTAAAAACTCATTAACTCTATCTTCTATTGTTAAAAGTTCTCCTTTAGGGTTATATCGTACATTAGAATTATTATCAAGTACCTCTATTCTTCCATCATCATTTAATTTAACTTCTCTTTCTAATAATGAAACAACTTGTTGAGGGTTGATTGCTCTATTCTTTGATGCAACAGATAAGATAGAATTGTCAATCTTTTCTTTTTTAAGATTTAGTTTATACTTGCTGATTTCTTTATCTTTCTCTTGGATTCTGTCTTGCATTATCTTTTCCAAGTCTTGCTTTGTTTTAGCTTCTTCTAATTCTTTTTGTTTTAGAATATCAGCTTTCTGTTTGTTTTCTTCTTCTATCTTTTTCTCGTATTTTCTTCGTTCTGCCATAATACGAGTTTGAACAATGTTATCTAATTGTTCTTGTGTAAATGATTTAGTTTCTTGTTTTGTTTCTTGTTGTACTTCTTCTTTAGCTTCAACAGGTGTTGAAGTTTCTTGTGTTTTATCTTCTGACATATTTACTCCTATATTATTAGTTGTCCGTTACTATCATACCAATCAGGATTGACGTAACTCCATTGATGACGACAATTATAACCACCACGAACAACAAGAGGATTTCCAGCTTTTTTTCCTGACCAGCTTCTTGATGACCATAGGTTCTTGACTTCATCAATCGTAAAAAGACCATTGGGTCGTTTATTATATACTCCATTTATAAGACTTCTGCAAATCTGTCGTGTTGTGGGTATTACATCTCCATAGTATTTAACAAAAGTTAAACCAGCATCATTTGACTTATTGAAGTTTAATGTTGCATCAAAATCACGTAAAGAATCATTTAATATCTGCCCAGCATATCTTTTCATATTCTCACCAGCACGATCTCTAGCAAATTTAGTCTGTAATGTTTGAACTGCCTTATCAACTTGCGATTGCATAGACTTTTTAAACTTATTATCTTCTATAAACTCTACTAGCTTATTAGCTTCTACATCATCTGAACTAGCATAGATTCCATTTATAGTTTGTCTTAATTCTTTATCTAAATCTGCAAAGTCTGAACCAACTAAAGTATTCTGATAAACCTTTTCTGATAATCTTCTCGTAAATGTATTTGATACATCTTTAAACTGTGTGTAATATTGTTGTTTAAGATTCTGTACTAAAGCTAAATCACCTTTTGTAAGTTCTTGAAACTCAACAGGTATATTACCTATTCTCTTAAAAGCTTTCTCTATTCTTTTAGCTTGTTTATTAAAACCCTCTCTAACAACTCTATCTGCAAAGGGTAAATATTCTTTTTCTATAATAGCTTTTATTTTAGGTCTGATTGCAATAGCTGATTGTAGTTCTATTAACTTACCATCTTGTGTAGGTAAATCTTTACCAGCTAAAGATATAACTTCTCGTTCTATTCTTCCTAATGCTTTTGTAAGTTCTTTGTAATAATTAGCTTCTGCAAGTTCTATTTGTTTGATTCGATACTCAGTTGCTTCCTTTACTATATCTGCCATAATTTGTTCTAATAATGTTCTACTTTTTGTCTTAAAATCAAGGGTATTTTAGACAATATATTATTTGACCTTTATATCAAATTTTAATAGATTTTACAGATAAAACAAACAAGGGAGAAAAAAAATGAGAAAATACGATATAGAAACAATAATAGAAAGACATAAGTTAAATCTTTTTAAAAATTATTGTGAAGCAGAAAGTAAGCAAGACCCAAGAATGAAAATCCAAAATGATGGTGTTGCTTATGGTGGTGCAAACTTTATCAAATATATGCCTAATAAAGATGATGTAGCTTATGCAAAAGCAAATCATTCTGTTTATAGCTGGTTTGAAGATAGAGAAGAAATTATATATTTTGACTCAAAAACTTCAGGTGGCGATTCATATGGTGTTGATGAATTTGTTATAAAGAGAAAAGCATTAACAACAATGGGTCAGCATATTAAAAGTGTATTTAGAGCATTGGCTTGGGTTGAATGTGATGTATCAGATTTTGGTACTAAAGATTGTTCTTACACAAAAAAAGAAGATTTTTTAAATTACCAACTTTCAGCTTAATTATAAATTAACGTAAAATTAAGGCGATCTTTATGGTCGCCTTTTTTTTTGCCAAAAC